AAATGCAAGGGTGAGTTTTCGGACGTGCTCACATGCGCAGAGGTAGCCGGGCTCCAGTCCGACCTCAGCCTGATGTGGGAGAAGAGACAGCGATGGATAGAGAGACTACAGGAAGCCAAGAAGGAGTGACTACAATGAGGGACTACCAGAGGAAGAGAGGAAAGTACACGCTACCGCGCGAAGTCTATCTTCAGACCCTCTGGCAGATCCGTGACTATCACCGGCTCAAGGATATGTATGATGCGGTAGCCGAAGAGAGTCCGGCGCCATCGGATGGGATGCCGCGTACGAAGGGGATAACATCAGACCCAACCTATCAGAAAGCCGTGAAGCTCGAGCACATCGGGCGCGTCATCCTTGCCATCGAGACGGCACGGGACATGGTTCCCGAGGAATACCGGCCCGGCGTGTGGGCCAGCGTAATGTACCGCGAACCATATCCCATCGATGCAGACCGCACGACATACGGCAGATGGAAAAGCAAGTTTGTCTACACCGTGGCGGAAAAGCTTAATTTTATTTAAGTTGCAACACCGGGGCAATTTTTCGGTGCTAAGATGTTAGCGTGGCAAGGTGGGAACAAATGCGGGCTGATCCCGCGCCTCCCCAGCTCCCGCCCTGCCGCTTCACTTGTGGTTCATGGCCTTAGCCGGGCTGCCTACTTCAAACCTCCTTTCTGCATAAGCGGCAGGCGTAAGCCGCTATAAAAATTCACCGGGCGGGGCTGACGAGGTCCCGCCATTTTATTTAACCGATGACGGACGAAGAAGCATACAAATATTACAACTGCAAAAGGTGGCGGAAGAAACGACAGGAGATATTGAAGCGCGACCACTGGGAATGTCAGCGGTGTCTTGCGCGGATCCGGAAGGCAGCCGAGACCGGGGAGATCTTGCAGCCGGGATACAGACGGGTACGGCGGGCGGTATGCGTCCACCATATACTCGAGGTCAAAGATTATCCGGAGCTGGCATATGATGACGACAACCTGGTCAGCCTTTGCCATAGGTGCCACGACGAAGTCCATGGACGGAGCGTGGAAGATTTCAAGCTGTATCGGTACTCGAGGAAGAAACCGCTCCTCACGGAAGAAAAATGGTGATACCCCCGGTCGAATTCTCGGAAAATTTGACCGGAAGGAAAGCGCGGCGAAGGTTCTTAGATCTGAGGATAAAAACCGCCGTACATGGGAATTTTCTGAATTATGCATACAATTACTATCATTTGCGGCCTGATCGGCGCGGGAAAGAGCACCTGGGCGGCGCGTCACTTCGAAACCTTCACTGATCTTGACGCAGTGCCAGGCTGGCAGAAGGCAGATCAGATCCGGAAGACGCTGGATCTGGTTGAGGCAGGGCATGACGTGGCGCATATCACCTGCTATCCGACGCAGGACGAAGAGGTAGCCTTCCGGGACATGCCGGTTGTCTACGTGTGGGTGGATACTCCCCCGGCGGTCTGCAAGAAGAACATTTTGAAGCGCGGGAGGCTCAGAGACATTCAAAATCTGGCAAGCGTGGAAGCGGCTAATGACCGGCTCTATGATCGGCTCATATCTTCCAGGCTGCCGTTCAGAAGGGTAAGCGTATTTGAGAGCAACGAGAGGTGGTAGAAGTGACAGAGCATGATATCAGGCAGTCGCTGATCGATCAGCTTCGGCAGCAGGGCAAGGAAACGCCTTACACGCTCGATCTGGTTGAGCGGTACATGTGGCATTGGAAGGCATCGCAGGATCTGCAGAAGGATGTAGAGAGAAGGGGCGTCAAGGTATCGAGCTTCAACACGAAGGGCTTCGAGGTCATCAAAGACAATGAGAGCCTCGAGGCAATTAGGAAAGAGCATATCGAGATGCTCAAGATCCTGCAGACGCTAAAGCTGCAGGAGCCGGTGAAGCTGTCAGGCAACAATGATTATCTGTAAAGAAATCGATGACTACATCCAGTATGCCGAAGACCACCCAGCGTGGATAAATAAGGATCGCAAGCTCCTGATCAGGAACATCGTCAAGCCGTTACTTAAACGGGACGATGTTTTTTTTGACGAAGAAACCTTTCAAAACTGCATCAGATACTGTGAAAGCAACTACTACCCGCTCTTTCCGTTCCAGAAGTTCATCTATGCGTTCGTGTTCATGTATACGGACAGCACGAAGACCTTCCCGCTGTTCCGGAAGTTCTTCATCATGATGGGCCGCGGCAACGGCAAGGACGGGTTTATTGTTCCGCTTGCCAACTTCCTGCAGACGCCTCTGTACGGCGTCAAGAACTACCACGTGGCGATCGTGGCGAATTCGGAAGACCAAGCGAAGGACACGTTCAACGTGTGCTGGAACATGCTCGAAGAGCACCGGCAGAAGTTCCGGGGAAAATTTCACTGGACGCGGGAGCTGATCACGAACCTGTCAACCGGCGCGGAAATGAAGTACAACACTTCCGGCGCAGGGACCAAGGACGGCAAGCGCATTGGATGCCTCGTGATGAACGAGCTTCACGCCTACGAGAACTACACGCTGATCAACGTGTTCGAGTCGGCACAGGGCAAGATACAGCACCCGCGCGAGTTCGTGATTACGACACAGGGGTACGTCCGCGAGGGGCCGCTGGATGACGGGTTGTCGCTCTGCGGCGACATCTTGCGGACCGGCGAGAACGAACTGCAATGGTTCCCGTTCATCTGCAAGATAGACAAAGAGACGGAAGTCGACGATCAGGAGGCGTGGCACAAGGCGAACCCGTCGCTGGAGTATATGCCGCTCCTGGCGCACGAGATCAAGATGGAATACCTCGAGATGCAGAAGCTCCCGTCAAAGCGCCCTGAGTTCCTGACGAAGCGCATGAACCTTCCGTCACAGCGCGAAGAGGCCACAGTCACCTCATGGGAAAACATCCTGAGATGCTGCTATTCGGACATTGAGCGCAAGACCCCGCGCCCGGTTCCGGATACGACAGGCGGTTTTGCGGTGGTCGGCATCGACTACGCGGACATCAGGGACTTTGCCTCAGCGGGGATCCTGACGAAGACCGACGACGACGAATTCATCTGGAGACAGCACACGTGGATCAACAGCAGGTCACCGTTTTTCGACAGCATCAAGTTCCCGATCAGCAACATCGGTCAGGACGGGTTCCGGGACTTTGAGGTCGTGGACGCACCGGTGATCCCGCCGGAACGGATCGTGGAGTACGTGCTGAGGGAGTTCTGCGCAAAGTATATCGTGCAGAAGATAGCGCTGGACACTTGGCGGTATTCACTGTTTAAGAAGGCGTTCACGGACAACGGCCTGACCGTGGAAGACCGCAACGATCCGAACGGCACGATCAGGCTTATTCGGCGGCTCGGTTCTGCTACGGCGATCATCGCGCCATACATCGAACAGTGCTTCGCTGAAGGCCGCATCAATTACGGGCAGTCAGCCATCATGAGGTGGTACACAAACAATGTTGCAGTGCTGACGGATAAGTTCGGCAATAAGCAGTTCGGCAAGATTGAGCCGAAGCTGCGCAAGACCGACGGGTTCATGGCCTTCAATGTCGCTATGTACTGCAAGGACGCGCTGGACGTCCAGACATTCTACATCTAAAGAGGTAAAAGCAATGGGATTTTTTGATTGGCTATTCCAGAGGGACGGGCAGCTGGTCAGCTACATGCAGATTCTGGAAGAAGACCTCGCAAAGCTCAATGCGAGTAAGTTCGCGCTTCATAAGTGCATCGGCATTATCGGAAACGCGATTGCAAAGAGCGAGATCGTTATCCAGGGTCAGAACGGCCCCCGATATGATCACAACTATTACCGGCTCAACGTTTCCCCGAACGACAATGAGCGCGGGACGGAGTTCTGGGCGCGCGTGACATTGGAGCTTCTGTTGAACCAGCAGGCGCTGATCGTTCCGATCAAAGACATGTATTACCTGGCTGAGTCATGGACGGAGTCGGATGATGTCATCAAGGCGCGTGAGTATTCGCAGGTAGTGGTCACTGCCGGTGGAAAGACTTACCCGATCAACAAGCGATTCCGCGCTGATCAGGTCATCCACATTCGCCTTCCGATGAGTGCGGACAGGATGCACTACTTCCAGAAGGCCGCAGAGCTGTACGACCACGCGGTATCCGTGGCGAATGCGGTCTATAAGCTCACCTATACGCCGAAGTGGGCGGTGCGTGTCGGCGCTTCCGTTCGACTTGTGGAACAGCAGGCAGACGGCACGGGCAAGGTCCTGACGGGCCGCGAATACATGGACCGCATCAAAACCATGCTGACGTCGGACAAGCTCGAAACAATCCTGCTTCCGGACGGCGTCAATGTCGACCTGCTGACGAGTTCATCCGGGACGGCTACGGTGTCGTCCATCGACAGCGCGATCAAGGCGGCTGAAGAAGCCTGTGCGCGTGCATTCGATATCCCGACGGCGGTCTATTTCGGCACGATCACGGAAAAGTCGGATGCTACCAACGAGCTGATCACGTACGCGGTCAGTCCGGTCGCGGAAGCCATCAACGACGCGCTGACAAGCTCGCTTGTCGGCATGCAGGACTATGTCAACCGCAATGAGCGCGTGATGGTATTCCTCGCAAGGTTCAAGCATATCGACATCATCGACAGCGCGGACAAGCTGTCAAAGATGCGCGGGGACGGCTGGACGATGGATGAGATCTTCCACCTGATCGGCTACCCAGAAATGCATACCGATTTCACAACTACAAGAGCACTGACGAAGAACTACGCCGCCGCCGATGCGGGAGGCGCTGCAGACGCGTCTGATTCTGGGAGCGGCCCCTTATCCCGCAAATCGCCTGAACCTAATCAGGAGAAAGGAGACAAAGCATGATGAGGTATTGGGAACTTAAGACAGACGCGCCGGATGACAGCGCGGAACTGTATATTTTCGGCGACATCGACCCGTGGAACCACGGCGACAAAGACCCGAACAGGAACGCGTCGGAAATCGTCCGGGCTCTGCAGGGACTCAAGGCAAAAAACCTGACCGTGCATATCAACAGCTACGGCGGGGATGTCAAAGAGGGCCTCGCCATCTACAACACGATCAAGAACAGCGGCATGAAGGTCACTACCGTTTGTGATGGCTTCGCATGCTCCATCGCCTCGGTCATCTTTATGGCTGGCACGCGCCGGATCATGAACGATGCATCCCTGCTGATGATCCACAACCCGTGGACGGTGGCGATCGGCAACTCTGAAGACATGAGGAAGCAGGCTGATGATCTCGACATCATCGCCCAGGCATCCGTGGAAGCGTACAAGAACAGTTCCGCACTGCTTGATGATGAGATCCACAAGCTGATGGATGCTGAGACCTGGATCCTTCCGGAACAGGCGCTTGAGTATGGTTTTGCCACCGAGATCCAGAGCAAGCCGGAAGACGGACTCAGGCAGTCCGCGTTTAAGTCCATCATGGCGGCCCTGATCAAACAGGAAGACGATCCAGGCGAAGTTACCGAAGAGGACATCATGGCGCAGCTTAAGAGCATGGACGCCAAGCTGGACGAACTCGTAGCCAGAGGCGGGCAGGAACAGACCGACGATCCGGAAGAACCGCAGGATCCCGAAGAACCCGATGAAGACAACCCTAAACAGAAGCTGACCGGCTTCAATTTATTTTTCTAAGAGGAGATAAGAACATGAAAAACGATAAGCTGAACGAGAAAATTCAGAGCATCTTCGAAACTGTCGAAGACAAGAATGAAGCGATCACTCAGGCCCTTGAGCTTCTGGCTGCTGATCAGCACGAAGCTATGATCAGTGAGATCCAGGAAGAGGCCCGCAAGGCCGCTGCCGATGCGGACTATATGCGCTCCCTCGGTCTGCATACCCTGACCAAGGATGAAGAGAACTTCTACGCTACCCTGAAGTCCGGCAACATCCGTCAGGCCATCACCGCCGATCAGATCGACATCATCCCGGTGGAGACCATCGATCGTACCCTCGACAGCGTCAAGGCGAAGTCCGATGTCCTGAGCATCATCGACTTTGCTCCCGCCAATGTGAAGACGTGGGTGACCGCTTCCCATACCGGCACGGCTGTATGGGGTGAGCTGACCTCTGCCCTCCAGCAGGCCAGCGGCCTGAGCGCTACGATCACGTCCGTCAATATGGAGCTCGGCAAACTCTGGGCGCTTCTGGTTATCCCGAAGGCCATCCAGGAACTGGCCCTGCCGTTTGTTGATCGTTACTTCACCGCTATTCTTGCTG